ATGACATGCTCAACGCCAATCTCGCCTGCTCGTGCCGTGTCTGAAATGGTGAAGCGGTCAATCTTCATCGGGTGCCATCCTCGTAGGTGCGGTAAGCCACAGGGTAGCCGGGCTTGTCAGGCAAGTCCATGGTGCGAGCTGCGGGGTGCAAGTCGCCAGGCACGACCACGCTGCCGTGGGCAGAGGCCCGAGCCTCATCTCCGGCAAAGCCACGGAAAGGGGCTGCGGTGCTGCCTGCGTCAAGTGGGTCAAGGTGATGCTTGACGGTGCCGAGAAGGTACTTGCTCTCAACGGCTGGCCCATCGCTTTGTCGAGCGGTGTCTTTCATCAAAGCCCCAGTTCTCGGTAGTGAACCTTGCCATCACCGGAGGTCTCGTAAGGGTCGCCGTGAAGGGCGGTTCCCATGCGGTCGGTGACTTGACCGTTCTCAAACTTCATCATCTTCCCGTCGCCTGCGTACCACGAAGGGTTGCAGTCTTGGATCCATGCTGAAGCGGAGTTAGCGGCGGCTCGTTCTGCACGAGTGCCAGCAAGCGGAGTGCCGGGGTCTTGCATCGCTTCTGCAAGCGAGACTGAGCGCCCGGTTCCATCGTAGGTGAGTCCCATCAGTTCTTCTCCTCAACTGGCTTCTGGGAAGGAACAGGAGTGCCATCGCTGTACCAAGTGAACTCTCCGCAGGTGAAGCAGTGGAGTTGGTTGAGACCAACCTGAAGATCCATGCTCCCACAGTGGGCACACTTACGAACTAACTTTGACATCCTGTTCCTTCCCGTCGCCTTGTCCGACTACCGACTAGTTGTCAATGTTCGGGTCAATGTTGGTGAGGCTGGACTGCGTGAGGTACTGAAGCAGCGCAGGCTGACGGAAGTTGCTGTAGCCTCCGAGCCAGTACCAACCGAGCGGCACGAAACGACGCAGGGTGTCGGTGATCGGGCCGGGGATGATCTTCGGCACAGGGCCGTTGCCATCCACGATGGAGTGAACCTTGGCGAGTGCCTGGCGACCCATGAGGTAGGTCGAGTACACCGGCGAGTCCACGCCGGGGGCGCTGGAGACAACCGTGACCGAGGTGGTAGCCGTGGCGTATCCGCCGCTCGGAGCGGTGAACGAGGTCACAGCAACCGTCACCGGGCTGGAGGTCGCAACCTGAGCCGTGGAGACCGACACCGTTTGGCTGTTGCCGTTGGCCGAGTCCGTCAACTTGATGAGCGTACCCACCGAGAGGTTGAGCGGGTTGGTTGTTGAGATGCCAGTGGCGACCAGCGAGATGCTCGTGGTTGCGCCAGCCGAGATAGCCGAGTTCAGCGTCAGCGGAATGCTGTTCGCGTCAGAAGTCGTACCGTAGACCTGTGCACGAGGGGTCTCAATGAAACGGAACCCGTTGAGCGCACCAACTTCACCGGCCCAGATCTCAGCAGGCTGAGCGTACTGGTGAGGAGCAAGGTAGTTGTTGGTCAACTGAAGGTCGTAGGCCACGTCTGGGTGGATCACCGCAGCGTAGTACGAGCCGAACGGAGCAACGCTCTGAGCACGAAGGGTCTTTTGTGCACCGAGGATGTCGTTGTAGGTTGCCGTGGCACCAGTGGACAGGGCAGCAACGTTGGCGATGTTGGTAGCCAGCGAGGTGCTGAGGGTTGCGGCACCGGCGTTCTTGAACTGAGTTCCACCCAACGAAAGAGCGTTGCGAGCAACCGAGTCAATGCTGACACCAGCGTTGTAGCCAATGACGTTGGCGACGATGGGGTCAATCTCGACGTACGACTCACCACGGAGGACTGCGTTGGTGGTCACGGCTGAACCGTATTCAGCAAGGCTCACAACGATTTGCGAGTTGCTGAGGGTCTGGGTCGTGATGTCGGTGCTCTGCGAGAGAGGCGTGACAGCCGGGAGGAGGTCGTTCTGAATGGTGAACGTCACCGAGGAACCAGGCATGGACTGGTTGACCGACTTCACATCCGCCAACTGGTCAAAGATCAGCTCGGGGCGGAGGGAGAAGTAGGCCATCCGGTCGTACGCCGCCTGGACGTAAGTGACATTGGATGATCCGGTGATGTTTCCGTTAGGGCCAGAGGCCATGATGTTGCTCCTTTACGAGAGGGGGTTAGTTGCCGGGGATGAAGCCGAGGGTTCCATCTCCAAAGTCCCGGATGACTGCCATCATCTCGTCCTGCGTCGAAGCGTTGTTGAGAGCCGACATGAACCTGTCGCCGGGGGTCATCCCTGCGCCAACTCCAGTACCGCTTGTTGCTCCCTGCGCTCTTGCGAGTGCTTGCAATTCGGCGGAGTGATCTTCCTCTTGGCGGGTCTGGGTGGCTCCGAAGATCCCATACTCCTCAGCGGCCTTGCGGATCGCTTCGGGGTCTGCATCTCCATCCCACGCCTTCCGAAGGAGAGCGCCTGCGCCCTGCTCTGGAATACCGGCCTTGGTGAAGGCTACTTCTCGCCTCATCGCCTCTAGTTCTGCCTGAGCACTTGCGAGTTCCTTCTCTCGTGCTTTCGCACTCCGTAAGGCTTCTCGGATGTTCGGGTCGAGAACGTCTGGGGACTCAACAGTTTCGTCGTAAGACTCTGACATGGCAATCGCTCCGTTTCCAATACGCACTACGACAGGAGGTGTCGCAGCGGAAGATCACGCACACATACGCCTTTGGGGTTTGTGCAATCCCCCAAGGGATAAGCGGCCATCTCGCCTCTGCCGAGGGACAGCACTCACTTGTAGTCAATGATACTCCTCTGCACTAGGCGAGGGTTCTATCGGACTGGTGCGGTGCCTTCTCCGGTAGCGAAGCCTGCGCCGGTGACACCCTTGGCGTTCATAATGTCTCCGCCGCCACCCTGCATCGGGGTCATCTGCTGCGCCCGAGCAATGTCAAAGGCTTGCTTGGCAGCGGGGTCGTTGCCGACCTGTGCGCCGATGAGTTGGGCTTGGGTGAGTCCTGCTCGTTGTTGTCCTGGTGCTTGGCCTTCTAGGGCTTGGTAGCGAGCTGCCGTGTCAATTTGCTGGCGGATGGTGCCTTCGCTTGCTCCGGTGGTTGCTTGGTACTGAGCGAGGCCCATGGCTTGTTGCGCCGACATCTGGCTGTCAAAGCCTGCCATCTTCGCTTCGGCTCCGTACTTCGCCGCTTGGACTTGCTGGGTGATCTTGTCTGCGGCGTTCTTGGGGTCAAGGAAGTAATGAGCGAGTTGGCCGGGGGTCACACCGAACATGGTTTGGAGTTGCTGCTTGACTGCGGGGTCGGCCTTCTCTACGGCGACGTAGCCCTGCTGCACCCGCTGGTTGAACTCGGAGGGGCTTACTCGATTAGCGATGAGGTTGCCGATGACTTGTGGGGTGATGGTTCCCCGAGGCAAGCCGTACTGCCGAGCAGTCTCGTACATGGAGTTTTCGTAGGAGATGTAGACATTCTCGGCAAGGGGTGGGAGGCCTTGCTTTACCCGCTCCAAGTTGCCGGGGAACCGCTGGAAGTAAATAGCGGACTCAGGCGTGTTGGGGTTGCCCTTGGCATCAACGCTCATCAACTTGGACATGATGGCTGAGGCGTGAAGGCCGGAGAGCGCCTGCTGCTGAATGATGGGCGTGAGTGCCTTCAGTTGCTGCTGAGAGAAGCCGTAGTCCATGAGCCTGCCCTCAATGGCATCTGCGGTGGACTGAGCGGCGAGAGACTTGGACGTGGAGGCCGAGATTTGTGCGGCGGCAAGCGTGGCATCTGCCAACGACATACCGCTACCCGTTCCACCGTTCCCGAGGTAGGTGCTCTCTGCCCATGCTGCGAGGGACTTGGCATCGGGAGCGTTGGGGTTCTGGGCGGCGTAGTTCGTGTAGTCCCGGAACATCTTCGCCATCTCGGAGTTGATCTTGTCAACTTTTGAGCCGCCGACCAACTTGGCGAAACCGCCTTGCTTGACGTAGCCGGTGGCAACAAGCAAGCCTTCCAGTTCGCTCTGCTGCTGAGGTGAGAGGTTGTAGGAGTCAGCCTCTAACTTCTTCAGCGTCACCGGGTCGGTGGTGCCGTAGATGCCTTTCAGCATTTGCTCTACTTGGTCGCTCTCGCCTTTGGTGTAGAGGGTGCCCGTTTGCCCAGTTTGGATTGGTGTTTGGAACGGAAACCCACCACCGCTCTTGTTGAACTCATCCATTACTGCTCACCTCCGGGCATCGGGCCACCCATCATTGGGCCGCCTTGGGGCGTGATCGCTGCGGCTGAAGGCGGGGTTCCTCCGGCTGCATGATCGTTTTCCACCGACCCGTCCCACTTGCCGGTGCCGCTAGCGAAGTGGTCAAGGAAGTCCTTGGTGGCGGCGTGAGCTGCTGGGGTGAACTCGTAGCCGGTGCCAGGAGTCACTCGAAGGTATTGCTCCCAGTCGGACAGTGGCATGACCGTGGGGCTCTTGGTCTTGGGGTCAAAGCCTGCGGACAAGGCTCGGGCGTAGACAGGGTTCTGCCAGTCAACCTCGTGGTCGGAGCCAAGCAACTTCTTGGCAACTTGGACGTAGGGGTCAAGCAGGGTCTTGGTGGTCATGCCCATAGCGATGCGAGGAGCGAGGGTGGGGTAAAGGCCCGAGGCTACTTCGGCGGCATACTCAGCGAAGCCTTCCTTGCCTTCCCACTCCTTCAAGGCGCCGGAGGACATAGGGATTACAAAGTCCTCTGCGATCTGCTTAGGGGACTTGCCTTCCTCCGCCTCAAAGGAGGCAGTCTCCGCCCCTTCGTGCGCATTGGTGTCTGTTTCTTTGGTTTCGGTTTCAGCCATGGTTAGTAGGTGAAGTTAGGAGCCATCGGACGGAACAACCCTTCAATAACGGTGGAGAGGTCGGGGTACTGTTTTGCAAGAGCGTCCATGCCCTTGTTCCACTCAGGAGCAATCTGCGCTTCGGTTGCGCCGTTCTTCCTAGAAGCATTGTACCAATCAAGTGCTGGCTGCAACTGTTCCCGCATCTGAGCGAGGATCGGATACCGCTTCGTGAGGCTTGGGTCACTCCAAGCGCTTTGCAGGTTGACCATCGCATCTGCTCGGTTGGCCTTGGCTGCTCCAGCGGTGTAGTCGGCGTAGGCAGCAGGGGCGTACTTGTAGCCGAACGACTGGAGCAAGCCCCAAGTAGTCGCGTCTGAGGGGTTAGACCTGTAGGGGTTCAGCCAGTTCTGCACCGAGGTCTTGGTGTAGCCATCCTTCTCCAGCTTGGCTCCCCAAGGCTGAAGCACGTTGTAGAGGTAGTAGTTGAACATGGCATCTTCGTAGGACTTTACGAAGCCCGCAGGCGTGTCCTGCTGTCGAACGCCAAAGGAGTTCTGGAGGAAGTGCGCCATAGCGTCGTAGGGCTGTGCGCCCTTGGTGTACTGCCCCATTGGGAACAGGTAGGGAGCGATGTTGGCGTACTTGCTCTTGACCATCTCGGCGTTGTGCAGCATCCACTGACCCATTGGTGCAGTCTCGGGGTATGAAGTTCCCGTGACGGACTTGGAGGTGAACACCGTTTCCGCCGTAGCCCACGGGTACTTCTTTAGGAACTGCGTTGCTGCCTTGGTGATGTCGCCGCTCTGGTTGACCAGTGTGTAGAACTCGCTGTTCATCTTCAGGTTCGCTCGACCGACGAGGGCGCTCATGGGCGAGGTGCCACTGATGGCGGTTTTCATCATCCACAGGAACATGGTTTTGGAGTTCGTGGAACTGATGAGGTTGGCGTATGCCTCGGGGTTGCCTCTGGGGTCAAGTGCTGCTGCGGACTGGGTGAGCATGTAGGTGATGCGCCAGTCCTGTTCGGTGCCGTGTGTCTCCAGCCAGCCAGCGGGCGGCGGAACCTTGGCAGACTCGTTCCAGTATTTCTTCTGAACATTGTCCATCTCGGCCTGCAACACTTCGTTGAAAGTGGTGATGTACGAGGCACCCATGCGACCGAAGAAGCCTTGGTTGAGCAGGGTCGCTCCACGTTGCGCCGACTCCTCGGCAACTGCCCATCCAATAGCGCCCTTGATGACGTTGCCGATGATGGAGTTCGGGATGATCTGGGTAATCAGTGGTTGACCGAGACCCTGTGGGCCGACAACGTAGCGACCGAGGAAGTTGTCCAAGGCTGGCATGTCGCCTGCTGCGTGTTCAAGGTAGAAGTTGGCAGCGACACCGATCATCGGTGTTCCCTTGGGAACGAGGCTGCCGAGCAAAGTGTCCACACCAGGAGCCACGCCACTCTCTCCGGCCCATGGCAGCACAGTCCGCAGGGAGTTGGGCGACAACTCAATTGGCATCTTCACGCCAATAAACTTCTCCATGAACCATGCCGAGCCGGGGATCGGAACACCGATGGTTCCGGTCTTTTGGTCGTACTTGTACTCCGCCTCTTGTGCGAGCCACATGGCTTTGACGTACTGCTCAAAGGCACCGGGGTTCTCAAAGGCGACACGGCCAAGTCGCCGCCATGCTTGGTTCTGGGCGAAGTAGAACGGCGCTTGCAGGCGCATCATGTTTTCTAACTTCAGCTTGTCCTTGGGGTTGTGAACGTAGCGGATGGCCTTGTAGGAGGCTCGGGACTGCGCCAGCACGTCTGCCTGCTCAGAGGACAAGTCACCAGCGAGCACCTTAGCGTTCAGGAGTTCGCGCTCCTTAGTGAACTCGATGATGTACATGGGGTTGCGAGACAGGTTGTTGACGATGGGAGCCAAGAACTTGTCGTGGATTTTGCCGGTGATCTTGGAGGGGTCAAGTTTGCCCAGCCCACCCATCGGCTGATCCATGTCGGGGCCCGGGATGGAATTGAAGTGGCGGAGGTCTTGCCCATCCATGTACGCCTTGCCGAAGTCGGTGACGTTGCCGGGCAGTGCTCCAGTGGCCTTGCTCACTGAGTCCTTGATGCCTGCCATGTCAAACATCAACTTGTCGTGGAAGGCACCCGAGGGGCCACGGAACACACCCTCAATGGACTTGGTGGCTGCGGTAGCCCAGTCCATCCGAGCGAGCTCTTTCTTCTTCAGGTCGCTGTAGTTGACTGGGTTGCCGAGAGCGTCGGTCTCCATGCCTGCCGCCGACAACGGGTGGTCGGGGGCAAGGGGAGCCGTGGTTCGCAGCATCATCTTCTTTGTGGATGCTGGGATTGCGTCAAAGACTTCAAGCGCCTTCTGGTGGCCGACGATCTGCGCCGTGAGCATGGCATCTTGATGCGCCATGCCTGCATCTCGGGCTTCCTTGTAAGCGTTGGCGTAGGCTTCCACAATTGGCTTGGCGGTAGAACTATTGGCGTAGTACTGCGCTCGACGCAGATAGAACGCCTTGTAGCCCGCTTGTCCCGGCTCGTAGTCTCGGAAGATGCGCTGCAAGCGAACCTTCTGCGTGGAGGGTTCGTTGGTCACGCCGGGATACTTGTAGGTCGCAGCGTTGATGTCCGCAGCCGTGGGGTTGTCAATGACGAAGTAGTTGCCGCTTGCACCGTGAGAGGCGTTGAGCAGCGGGCTGACGATGTGACCGTCATTGAGATAGACCAAGTGAATTGCGGACTCTAGGAACTTTTCCTTGCCGATGGCTTTGAGGAGGCTGGCCTCTGTCCCGGCGAAGATGCCGTGGATGGCGGCGACGAAGTTGCCCATCTCCCGTTCGGTCTTGAACAACTTTTGCCCTGGCTCAATAAGGTTGACCTTCTGAAGCACTTTGCCTGCGATGGAGGCGATGCCTTCGGCGGTGGCTCGGGTAAGGGTCTTGTCCAGTCCGGCGACAATGGCTTCGTGCTTGGCAGCCCGGGAGGCGAGTTCGGCGGCGGCAAAGTTGAGCGGCCCTTGTCGAATGATGTTGAGGACATCTTCGGACATGGACACACGAGTTGCCCAACCACCAGTGGCGAGTGCGAATGGCTTGAACAGGAAAGTGTTGAGCCACTTGTCCATCCAGTTGTAGACACCCATGCCGTTGATGGACAGGGAATTCCACAATGCCCGAGGGACGTTGGTGATGCCCCGAGCGTCTGCAATGAACCCGGCCTCGTTGACCAACTCCAAGCGACCTTGCTCCTTGACCAGTTGCTTCTGCAACTTGGTGCGCTGTGCATCGTCGGTGGCTGCGGCAATTGCCTTCTCTAGATCGGCAACCTTCTCCTCTTGGGAAGCGATGTTGGCTGCGATGTTGGTTCTGATGTCGCCAACGTTCTTGACAAGCGTTTGGATCATCCGACGCTGGAGGTTGTCAAGTTCGTTGTAGGAGGGAATGTAGAGGCGGGCGTTTTCCTCGGGGAAGATGGCAGAGGCGAGGGTCTGCCCATCACCGTTGACAGGGTTGGTGTGCTCTACGTCACTGACATCGTGGTTCGCTCCGGCAAGTGGGTCGCCGGCTGGCAGGTCAAAGGGGATGCGAGCCGACTGTTCAACCGAAGCTCCATGGAACAAGCGTTGTCCCAAACTGCCGATGGCTTGTTTGTCATCAAAGCCCTTCTGCATAAACCCTTGGAAAATTGCTTCGCTTGTGGCTCGACCACTGATCCGGTTGATCCCAGCAAAGATTGAACGAAGGATCTTGTAGCCCAACTCCATCAGAGGGTTGCGGCTCTTGATCTTCCCGGCCCAGCGGTCGTACATGCCCTCAGCAAACCACTCGTCAATGTTCTTCAGACGGTAGTTATCAAACTCTTGAACCGATGGGAGGCGGCTCCACGGCACTTGCTCAATAGGGATGTGGGCGCTGCCTGTGTGTTCTTCAACCAACTTCTGCAACCTGGCGAACTTGGTTTCGGTTTCGTCAAGCTTGCGTCCAGCACGAACAGTTTCCTCGTAAGTTGCTTTGAGGTAGCCGTTGTTCTTGCCCCACTCCACCATGCGCTGCACACCGTTTTGACGCACAAAAGCAATACGAGCACTTTCAAGTTCTCGGTTCAGACCAGTAAGGTGTTCCTCGGGGACAAACTGGGAGAGATGGTGGAACATCTCGTGGATCAGCGTCCGGTCTAGTCCTTCTGGATCTCTCAAAGCCCCAGCGAACAAAGTGATAAGTTGATCGGCCCAACTGTATTGGCCCGATGCTCCGCTTTCGCTTGCCGCCAAAATGCTGAGGCGAACGTTGTCAAACAAATCTGGGCCAATGGCTTGAATGAACCCTTCAATTGCCAACTTTTCTTCGGCGGTGATGCTGCCATTGGCAAGCGCCCGGTTGAGTCTGCCGGTGATTTGTTCGTAGCCACTAAGCGTTTGATTAGCACGAGCTTCTTTGTTGCGAGCAACACGACGGTCAAGTTCCGCAGCCTTATTTTGCAACTGCCGTTGAGTCTTGGCGGCGGTCTTTGCTTCCGCGTCTGCGATGGCCTGCTCGTGCTCCGTGATGGCCTTGACCCAAGACTCCATCATGGCGGGTTCTGATGGCACGTTGCCACCAGCCGCCGATGCAACGACTTCCTTCGCCTTCGCTACAACACGAGACAGGTCAATGGTGCCGCCGGTTTCCAGAACCGCAGTCCCGTACTTTCCGTAGTCGCCGGGGCCACCGTAGTTCAGCAGGAGGTCAAGGTTCTCCTTGATTACTCCGTCATACTTACCGAGCAGGAACTTGCGAAGTGCGGGGTCACTCTCAACGGCGTACACGGCCTTGACGATGCTGGACTGCATCATGGAGGCGATGGACTTCTTGATCGCCTGCCGCCAGACGTAGGGGTCAGAGGTTGCGGCAAGGGTGTCCACAACCATCTTGGCTTCCTTGTCGCCAACCGTCAGGCGCAAAGCGTCACGGATAAAACCGAGGGAGTTCTTGTCGCCAAGCGTGACGTAATGGTTCTCGACCGTCATGTTGGCGAGGTCGGTGTACATCGGCATCTGAGAGGCGATGTGGTCAAAGTTGATCTTGGTTTTTGCCGCTTCCTCCATGACGTACAGCAACTTGTTAGAGATGAGGGGCAATTGGCTGGAGGTCAGCAGTTCGTTGGCGTGAGCTGCGGCTCGGAAGATGTCCTTGACGTTCTCAACCGAACGCTCCATGTTGACGCTGCCATCGGCGTTGACCACTTTGGCTTTGGCAAGGTCATCAGCGATGGGAGCAAGGCGCTTGTCAAGACTAATGATGTCGGAGGCCGAACCCATCTGGGCGATGACGTTGATGGCGTTGCGGGCGCTCGGCAGGGAGTTGTAGGCATCGTCTACCTTCTCCATTGAGGTGCCGGAGAAGTACCGGCCCTTTGCTGCCTTCTCGTAGGCAACACCAAACCACTGTTGCGCCTTGCTCAGTTCTTCGGTGCTAGGGCGGTATGCGCCGCCAACCAGTCCGCCGACACCTTCCAGACTGCGAGCCTTGCCGACTACTCGACCGGCAGCACCGATGGCATCGGGAACGACAAACGAAGCCAGAGCGTCAATGGCTCCCGAGAGAACAGTCCCCCTGCCTGCGAGGTCTTGGCCCAGCGTCGGGGAAAGCATGGGGTACTGCTTGGCCCATGTGGTTCCGTTGCGGGAGTCCATGTATGCCTGCCGGAACAGGACTTGACCAGCACCCTCAAAGCCTGCGGTTGCGCCGAGCGTGACCGGCGAGTTGGCTACAGCGGTGACTGCTCGGAATGGTGCGCCTGCAACCTTGGCGAGTGGGTCAAGAATGCGTTGGGTGCGGAGTGCTGCGGTGCGAGCCGCTGCCTGCGCTGCGGTCATGTCTGACTCTGCGCCTGCCAATCCGCTGCCGAACAATCCGGTAGCCGCTTCCTCTGCTGCTAGTGCGCCTTCCTCTGATCCGGCACCACCAGTTGCCAAGCCGCCGACTACTCCACCAGCGACGGTGGGGAGCAGGGCAAGCGCCGCCATGAGAGGGCCGTACTTGTGCTCGACGGTGGCGACGTAGCGGTAGAGGTGCTCGGGGCTGTCAAACTGGTCAGCGACGGTGTTGATGACTCCCTTGGAGCCTTGGACAAGCGGCGGCAGGGTTGAGACACCGGCAACCGTGGGGCCACCACCGAGCGCACCCGAGGGAACCTGCGTGGCATCGGTGATGCCGTTGCCCTGTCGAAGCGACTGGCCGATCTTGGCGAGACCCTCGGCGGAGAGCTTGGCGGCTTCGCTTCCTCCGGCGACAACCGGCATGATGGGCGGTGCGCTGACGTTGCCGCCTGGCACCGGGGCAAGTGGAATGTTTTGCCCACTGGTGTAGGGCGCTGCTGCCTGCCCGCCAATGCGCCCGATAGGTTCAAGGATGTTGCCGTTGATCCACGACCCGACATCTCCAAAGGCATTACCGACATGACCCCAGAATGAGGTGTGCGGGTAGAGCACGTCCATCATGTGCTTGTAGTCCTGCACACCGAGAGGCTGCATGGACTTCACGGCGTTGTGTGCCTTGGCGATGGCCTCGGCGTATTGCGGCGGCATGGGAGCCTGAGCGTTGTAAGCGAGGGCTAGGGCGAGTTGCGGGTTGTGCTGGAGGCTCGGAGCCTGCTGGAAGATGGCACCCAACTTCCGAGCGATGTCTGCCCGTGAGTTGGTGTAGGCACTCTGCTCAAAGCCCTTGGCGCTCTCGACTCCCTGCGGTGCGCCCGAGAAGCCCATGACTCCCTGAGCGCCTTGGCTCCCCTGCGGCATCTGAGTCTCTTGGACTGCACCTGCCTGTCCAACAACTCCCTGTGCGCCGATAGCGCCTTGTCCGTTTGCCATTAAAACCCGAGGTGTTGTGCGTAGTTAGCCAACTGTTGCAACTCAGCACCAGCGAAGGGGCTGGCTGCAAGGTGCTGCAAGATCGCAGATACATTCTGGCCGGGGCCGGGGGTCATCACTTCTGGGCCTGCACCGGGGCCGACTGGAAGGCCGTGAGTAATCGGCTCTTGCGGGCGGTCAGTTTCGTGGAGGAACTTCAAGTCTCCCGGCTGGGTAGCAGGGGTGGCACGAGGGGCAGTCATCTGCATTGGAGCCTGAGCTGCCATCTGCGCCGTGGTGCGGTCGCCGGAAGCCATGGGAACAACCTGCATTGCCTGTGCCTGCCCAGCCTGCTTTCCGTAGTCCTGTCCAGGGACAGTGACCTTGGGGACGTTCAGGTCAGTACGGTTCGGCTTGGCCTTACGCGGCACTTGCGCCTCCGCCTAGTGCGCCGAGCAGGGACTTCAAGTCCATGGCTCCTTGGGGAGGTGGGGCGATAGAAGGTTGGCCTTCTGGCTTTTGGTCAGACGGTGTAGCAGGGGGAGTCTGGTTGATACCCGCCATCTGCGAGGGGTCTGCCATGCCTTGCGGAGCGCCACCTCCGGGCTGTTGAGCAGCCTGTTGTTGCGACTGCTGTTGAGCCGCTTGTTCTTTCTGCGCTTCCTCATGGGCTGCGGTAATCGCATCGGCAAGACTCATTTCTGGGTCGGTCAACTTGGTTGCAATCTTAGCGACGAGAACTGGGTCCATCTGGCCTTGGGTGAGTTGCTGTTCCACTCCGGCAAGCAGAGCCTTCTCCAGACCGTCCATGATGATGCGGTGCTTTTCACGAGCCGGATCGTCAATGGTGGGGTCAAGTTCCATGCCGGTCTCGGTAGACATGATGCCAATTCCGATTTTCTGACCAATAGCAACTGCGAGGCCGTTGGCATCGGTGCCGGGCAGAGGGTAGGTGACTTTGGCAAAGTCGGTGACAAAGGTTTCGTCGGGGATGTAGTCCTCTCGGAGAACCTTGCCATCTCCCGGCAACACGAACATGGAAGCCTTCTTGCCGTAGTACGCCTTCTGTACGGCCACCATGCGGCGGATTTCTGCCTCGCTGGAGATCTCAAAGATTTCTTGGTACTCCTGAATGGGCATGTCCACCGTGTTGCCGAGCACCATCTCGCCTCGACGGGCTGTACGGACATTTGACGGTGACTCGCCACCGAACTCGGCAGGGATACCTGCACTCAGGCGTTGCGCTCGCTCCAGTTGGTCAAGGAGTTGCATCCCCATTTGACCGACTTGGGGGAGCATCTGTTGTGCCCGGCCATCCTTGATGATGCCGACCTGCCCTTGCTTGCCATCGGCGTACTGAAGGATTTGAGGGCTGCGGGCGGCGTTGTTGCCCTCAACCCAGACCTCGGGGAACACGCCACGGAAGATGGCGATGGTGTTGAGTGCGTCCAACTTTGCTGCTCGGAGGTGCATCCCAAGGGTACCGTCAAACTGCCCCGCTAGACGATCCAGCGTTACGCGGCCGGGAAAGACCACGGGCGAGATGCCAGCCCGGTTCGGGATGCGCTCGAGGAGGGCGGTGACGGAGGTGCCGTGGCTTGGCTCGTAGCGAGTGCCGGGGTTCCTCTGGCTGCCGACGCAGATGATGACGGTTTCCTCATCGTCAACGTATTCCAAGATGTCAAAGAGGCTGGTGTCGTTGAACTTCTCGCCCTTGTAGATCAGTCCGGCTTGGGCGGGGTAGTTCTGCTTCAGCCACAGGAGAGGCTTCTGGTCGTGGAAGATGCAGTTCTGCGGCTCCATAGAGTCAGCGTCAAGGAGCGCCGAGGGGTAGGCAGACAGGGGGTTGCGGACTCGGAGAAACGGGATCTTCCTCGGGTCATCGCCGTTGGGGGAAACAGGGGTGATGGTGACGGGTGAGCAGCCGTAGGCGATGAGGAACCTTGCCCTCCGGCGCATCTTGATCTTCCACTGGTTCATTTCCCAGATGCCCTTGATGGCGAGCCGGGAGTCGTGAGCCTTCTGATCCCATGCCTTGAAGCCCGGGCGCAGGGAAGGGAAAGACACATCAGGGGTCACGGAGGCAACTCGCATCGCCATCTGCTCGACACCCATGGAGAGCAGGTTTGCTACCGCAGGCTTCTCAACATCGTCAAGCTCGGGCAGCGGGACTACGACTTCGCCGTTGTAGTGGCGACGCACCTCGTCGGCCTTGTTCCACCACTGTCCACGAGAGACCTTCCTCTCCTGGAACATCTGCATGATTTCCTCGGGCGACTTCACTTCGTCACCCATGATGGTCGCCACACAGGGGCAGCGTTATACGCTCCCTTGGGTGTGACATCTGGAAGGTTCCACTCAAAGAACCATTGGGCCATCACGCAGTCATCCGTTCGTCCATGGGGGTACTTCGTCACCTCGTCAATCAGCGGCATGATACGCTGCTTGGATTGCATGGAGGCAGGTAGTCTAATTCTACCGTATCTGTAGTGCGGAGCGAGTGTTTGCACTCCGAACTCCTCGTCGGTCTTGTTGCGGCCTGTGGTGTGGGGGATGATGTCCACGCCGTTCTTGGCTTGCCAGCGGCGCACATGGTCGTATTGGAGGAGGAATTTTGCTGCGGCGTTTACCTCGACAATCCATGTTTGGATTTCTAGCCCTGCCCTGCGGGACTGTTCCTGCCAGTCGGCCATAAGACCTGTCCACTCTCCGGTGTCCTGCTTGAAGTCAAGGAAGTCGGGAGCGTCCATCTTGCCTCGGTGGAACCCGATCAGATACCGGAACTCTGATACCGGGTCATAAGCCCAGCATTGTACTGACCAGTACATCGTGGGGCTGGGGTCGCATGAAGCCATGATGATGAGGCCATCGCTGGAGACTCCTGGTGGCAGTTCCCAGAGGTCACGTTGGCGGTCAAGGCAACCGGGGAAGCGTTCGGAGCCGTAGATCCACTCTCCCTGCACGAGGACGTTGGCAGGGTCTACATCTTCCTGCTGGTACACCGTTCGGAAGTTGTTGATGGGGTTTGCTTCCAGCGCCTTGATCTTCTTCCACGGCAAGCGCCGGGGGTCAAGGAGGCACCCTTCTGGGTAGGGTCGAGCGTTGTTCAGGTGGTGGTCGGGGCTTTTCTCGCCTTCACACCTGTCCTCGTAGTGCGCTCGGAAGATGATGTGCTTGTACTTCCGGTCGCCTCGGTCAGTCACGACCTCCTCGCCTCGGTCGTTGTACTTGACCTCCTCCTCGTCAAACTCACCCGACTTCAGATCAAGGGCGTAGCGGTAGAGGTCATCGGGGGCGAGCCTCTGGCCTTGGAGCAGGAGAACGCCGGAGGGTTCCAGACGGGTCTCAGCAATCTGTGACCAGTGAGCTTGTTGCTTCTCTCGGGCTTCCACCGTTGCGACGGACTTGGGGGTCACGAGGTCGTCCCATACGACGAAGGTGAAACGTTGTCCAAGGAAGCCGGAGTCCTCACCGTAGGCAGACCACGTTGGTTCCTTTTCCGTGATAGCACCGATATCATCGTGTTGCATCACGATCAGGGCATCTCGGTTCCAGACTTCTCGGTCAAGTGGCTGGAAGCGCCCGAAGTCCAGCGCCACGGTGCTCTCGGCATCTACGGCTCGACCTCTGCGGACATCTTGCAGGGGAGCCTGTTCCGGCATGGTTCGCATCAGGGTTCTCTTGATGCGGTTGACGTGGGTCTGTGCTGCTCGCTGGTTGGCGGAGCCGATGAGTCCTCGGAGGCTGCGGTCTCGACAAGTCAGCCAGATGGGAATGTCGTGGGTGAACACCGTGGTCTTACCCGAACCAGGAGGGGCGTTGATGACGAAGTATTCCTCGTCGGGAGTGTCAAGTGCTGCGGCGATCCGTTCGGCGGCTTCTGCCTGCCACGGAGTAGCGACCCGCCCGAAGTACCTTCTCTGAAAATAAGTAAAGTCCTCTAGTGCGCGGGCCGCTTCCGGGCGCAACTCAGCAAAGGGAATGGGGCCGGGAAGTTCCTCAATCCGCTTTGCCTCGGTGCGCTCCTTACCAACGGTGCTTGTCGGGACACCCTTGGTTTGGTTCATCCACCGCTGGACGGTGGAGAGACTGACTCCGGCTTTCTTGGCGGTCTCTCGGTAGGAGAAGCCTTCAGAGAGAAGCCGAATGACCATCCGCTTCTGTGCGGGAGTGGTCATGCTGCTGGGGTGCTACCGCCTGCGACTGGTGCAACTGGGGCAGCGGCGACAGTGGCAGAGGCTTGGACTCGCGGCAACACGAGCAAGCGTGATGCCCACGGATACCGCTTCTCTAACCCAGCGGCCAGCGCGTAGTAAAGATAAGCAGCTGCGGGCGAGATAACGGCCAACAGTTGTGGGTTCAGGTGCTTCACTACCGTCGAGGACAAACCAGTCGCCGCACCAACAAGCGCAGGGGCAATGAGGCGGATGAGGCTGTTGCGGTACTGGGTCACTAGTGCTCCTTGGGGTTTCCATCGCCGTAAACCTCGTTCCATGTTTGCGGCGCGTAGATGTGCCGCCACAACGAGTCTGGGCCAACGATAACACAGTGACCATCGTTGACGGTGAACCCGACATCTGGGTGGCTGATCTCATCGCCGTTGGCGAGGACAACTACGACCTCGGGGTAGTGGAACCGGACTTTGCGGGGGCTATCGGTTGGCATTCATTTTCACTTTCAGCTCGTTGATTTGTTGGACAAGGTACTCGGGCATTGGGGTTGGGTTGCCATCCCATGTGTCTGGCTCGAGATCGGGGAAGGCGTAGTAGGTGCCGTGGTATTCCGGCAGACCGGCGAAGCGGTGCTCCTCGGAAAGCACCCACCGCTTCCAGAGGTCAAACCAGTCCTGCGCTTGCGTTTGCTGGCTGTGGTGGAACTCCCTGAACCGAACGGTTGAGGCGCTGAGGTTGATGGTCAGGCCCTGCTCCTGCCCCCAGTCGAACATCGTTTTGGTAAGGCGGTAGTTGAGGTCGAGAAACGTCATTGGCTGCTCCGATTTCTAACTTGGGGGACAGGATTACCTGCTGGTTGGTTTGCTTCTCAATCTCAGCATACACCTTCAGGAACTGTGCTCGTGTCACGCTGAGGTTGTCTGAGAACCGGATCTCTTGCAGGCCGAACTGCCGGACTGCCTTGGAGATGCTGGGGTGGCTCCAGGAGTTGTAGGAGCCGTTCTGGATGGCGGCCATGATCTCCGCCCATGCCTGCCCGCTGGTGGGGGCGAGGTAGCCGCAGATGGACGCTGCTTTCTGGCGCAGGTCAGCAATCGTGGGAGGCCACTTCTCGACCATCGCCCACTCCCTCGCTGCTTGGCGCAGGACTGCGATGTCCAAATCCCCAAGCAGGTCGTAGTAGACCACCGGCAACTCCTCGGTGATCTCCCACCGAGGGTAAGCGGCGGAAAGGACTGCGAGCACTTGGGCAAGCTCTTTCTTGGTCATTCTTCCTCCTCTGCGAACTCTGCGAGAACGCTCATTGGCTTTGATGTTAGCAGACCAGCGCCACCAGGGAGGTAGTCCTTCCATCGCTCGTCAGGGCCGTAGAAGGTCGAGCCGTGGAGGATGTACCGGCTCTCCTTGCCCTTGCAGGTGCGGGCGTAGTTCTCGGTGGCCTCCAGCAGCAGCGAAGGGTCAACACCCTCCTTCAGCCGGGCAGCGAACGCCTTCTCAGCAGCTCCCTTGGCGATCTTGCGTGGGTAGTGCTTCCACATCTCAGAAAACGAAATGATCGTTGTATTTATAGTACTTCTTACAGATAGTACTTCTTTAGGAATAGTACTTCTTATGCATCCGTGTTTGCCGTGAACGGAAAAGCCGTTAGCGGTGGAGCCGTTAGCGGTGGATGCTGGTGCGGCTGGAGCGTCGTAAACGATGTAGTCCATGCTCATCATCTGCCCGTAGTTGTTGCGGTTCTGCTGGGTCACGATGTAGCCAGCCTCCACCAGCTCGTTGATGATCCGGTACACCCGGTCTCGACCAGCGTTGGGCGACTGCTGGACAAGTTGCTTGACGTTGACCTCCCAATGCTCGGCGTGGGACAGCAGGTAGAGCAGCAGCCCCCTGGCTTCCCACGAAAGTTGGTCATTCCTCGCCATGTCGTTGCTCACGACAACGTAGTTATTGCTGGGCTTCGGCCCTCTGATAATCGCCATTCAGTCATTCCTCTCGCTTGGCGTGTCTGGTCTTAGGGGCTGGGGCCGGGCAGTTCAGACCCCAAACCCTAAGAATGTCCCCACCGTCAGCCGGATAACCGGGTTGGATCTTCGGGTGGTTCGCTTGACACCATACAGGGGAGCGACTAGGCTTGCAAGTGAGGGGCAAGAAAAAATTTGCACAGAAAGGGCCACCATGATCGTAGGCTTCGCAGGACTCGCTGGCGCAGGAAAGAACGCTGCTGCTGAGGCATTGTCGTATCCAACATTCGCCTTCGCTGATGCGCTGAAAGGGATGCTGCTCCGGCTTGACCCAGTGCTCTACGAGACCCACGAGGGGGATGCTGTCCGGCTCAAAGAGGTCATTGAGCGGGTCGGCTGGGACAAGGCAAAGAGGGAAGCGCCGGAAGTCAGAAGGCTCCTGCAAGAGTTGGGGATGGCAGCTCGGGACATCAGCCCCTACATTTTCGTAGACCACCTGAGCGCAACCATTGACCTTTCCAAGGCCACCGGGGACTACGAGCGCAACATCTCCATCACCGATGTCCGTTTCCCCAACGAACGGGAAATGGTGAAATGGTGGGATGGCAAGATCATCTGGATCGAGCGACCAGGCGTTGAGAACCTCGGCGGGCCGACCGAGAACTCCATCACGGCAGATGACTGCGATGACTTCATCGTGAACGATGGCACCATCAAGGAGCTGCACGAAAAAGTCCGGGCCTCAGTCAAAGTGCTGTCCGGTGACTAAGAGCCAGATCATCAACTGGGTTGCCCTCAGCCTGTGGAAAGCCGACCACGGTGAAGGACACTGGGGAGACGCGCCAGAAATGACCCGCGCCATCTACCGCAAGCGAGCCGAAATCGCAACCACCGCTGTCCTCGACTGCCTCCCAATCCGCTACGACTCACCACCTTCATAGACACGCGTTCCCTGAATACGCCAGAAGGCCACGAGACCCCCCTGTAATCGTCTGTAAGCGATCCTGTTGTAGGTTGAGTCACCTTGTCAGTACCACCCCCAAATCGCCGGTAGAAGCCATCACACCGTAGTACGCCGTTCTACTGTTTTCCCTGCAAAGACTACGAAATGACCGGATTTACGGAGGTGTCTAACTGGGCATTTGTACGGCCCCCCGTCTCGGCACACTACCGGTTCGCTCGTGACACGTTCGACCGGGCACGATCGTACGGCAAACCGTGACGTTCTAGGGCAGTCGGCAAGCGTCTAGGCGGGTATGGGAGGGGATGGTGGACAATTGCGAACGGTTGGCTATGGCAACACTTAGGGCAACGCTGGCAACAATGGCGGCGACAATGCGACACGATCGACACGCCAGGCGGCGAAGGCGGCGACGCTACGCCACGGGCGAACGGGCTACGGTTCTACTCCCCCCTACACGAACGGCTAACACTGGCAACGGTGGCCCGTGATCTATCCGGCGGCATGGTCGACGCGTCTAGGTGATCGCTGGCGGGTAGAGCTGGCGACGCGATTAGGTGCGGGCGGGCGGCGTATGGGCGACCGCTGGCGGCGACGCGGTTAGGTTGCACCCCTACGGGCGAAGGTGGCGACAGTGGCCCATGATCCCCGGCAAACTATTTCCGTCTAACTACTTGACACGCCACGCGAACCCGTGTAGCGTTCTAAGTGGCGGCGAACAATTCCCGCCCATAACCCTAAGGGGATGCTATGCCAATTGGAATTACCCTCACGGCGAAGGCGGCCACCGCCATTAGCCGGGCGACGAAATTGGTCGCTAACCATGACGCGCTAGCCGCGTTCTACGTGGTGCAACCTACCTTCGACACGTGTGCCGTGGCCGTAGTTGGCTATACCGGGATGGTGGCGCTAATCGACGTGGAATGTTCTACCGCCAGCTACGTGGAACCGTTCGCTATTCCCGCCGCGACCGTGGAAGGTGCGGGCGCTAGGGCGATCCACGTAGACGGTTCTACCGTCACCGTGTCGCGTGATGGCGTTAGCGTGGCCTACACGTTGCCCGAACCCCACGAACGCGCCACGGAATTTGTCGACGCGATCGCTAGCACCGTGGCGGCGGGCCGTTGCGAAGGTGAAGCGGAATTGCACACGATCCCCGCCGCAACACTGGCGGCGGTGGTGGCGACCGCTAGCACCGATTACGCGCGGCCTACCCTCACGAACGTCTACCGCGACGGGGATACGATCGTGGCGACCGATAGCTACCGCCTGGCGTTCGCGCCCATTGCTGGCGAAGGTAGCGGCTACCTTAGCGCCGCCGTTATCGCGTTTGCACTCACGGCGAAGGCGGGCGCGTACTTAACACGGTTCGCTAGCGACGGGGAGCGCGCTTACATTGGCGGCGGCGGCGTGGCCGTTCTCTACCGTCACCACGCTTTAGGCAATAGCTACCCGAACTGGCGGCAATTGGTGCCAGCGTTGGACGGGATGCAACCCCTAGTCACTGTCGCCAGTGGAGCTAAGGCGGCAAAGATCGTCACCGCCACGGCGAAGGCGGCGAAGGTAACGGCTAAGACGGGTAGCGATTCGCCGTTGCGGTTCGCCGCCGATAGTGTCACCATTCTTACGAACGGCGACACGTACACGGTGGCGGCGGGCACGTTTACGCCTGGCGCGTGGTACGGGAATGCCGTTAGCGGTGCGGTGGTGGCGTTCAACCCCGCGTTTGTCGCTAGCGCGTTGGACACGTTCGACGGTGCGACCACTGTCTACGTGACGGACGCGAACCGCCCGGCGTTGTTCACGGGCTACGGGTCAAACGTGACGGTGCTACTTATGCCAGTCCGGGTGCCAGCATGACTAGCGCCGCTTACACGATCGACCGCAACGGCGAAGGCGCGCACCGTGTCACGGCGCTAGTGGATGACGGAACCGGCCCGTGGTACTACACGGCCACGTTCTACGGCTACACGCGGCGCGAGATTATCCCCGCCTACCGTCGCCAGCTGGCGGCGAACGGGTGGCGTGTAGTCCGCTAGAACCGCCCCCGGCCCCGCGTAATGGCGGCGAAGGTTCGCGACCTAGCCGGGCGGCCCATGCCTGGACACTCCAGGCAGTAGCAAACCCTAAGGGGTGATCCTATGTTTAGGATGACGGTAGAAACGACAAACGACGCGTTTGTCGACATGGACGGGGAATTTTACCCCACGGCGCTAGTCGCTATTCTTCGCCAAGTGGCGCGGGATATTGACGCTGGCGCGTGGAACGGGAAGGTTCGCGACGCGAACGGGAACCGTTGCGGGTCGTGGGAGCTGTCAGAATGACAAAAATACGGGGAACGGATGCCGCCTGGACTAAGGCGGGTAGGGAATTGGCCGCTAGGTTTGACCTAGGGCAACAATACACGGACACGGTAGGCGTGTTTAGCCTTATCGTTCGCCACGCTAAGCGGTTGGATCGATTGGCCGTGGAAGAATGCAACGGCCCATGGTGGATGGATCGCGAAGACGCGCGCATACAGCGCGCCTACGCCAGCGGTGCGACGGAAGATCACGCCCATTTAGCCGCCCGTAATCGGTTGCGTATGCGCCTATGGGAGGAGGATCGTGACGCGCGCGAGGCGGCGACCTACGCCCGCATTAGCGAACTAGTGGCGGAGCTTAGCGCCATCACTGGCGACACGTGGAACGTCGAACTAGGCGGTGATCCTCGCGGCTACGTGGTGAAACTTACGCCGCCGCCTGGCGTAATCTTCCGTTCTAACACTTACTGCGGCGACGCGGTAGGCGTAGCATGACGCGCCGCCGCAATACCCGCCGCGAACGTCTAGCCGCTAGGCGGGCGGGATGGTGCGCCGCGGTTATCGTGGGCGCGTTGGTGGCTGTCTGGGCTGAAACTAGCTCCGATATCGGTGGCGGGATCTTTATTGTCGTAGCGATCCCGGCGGGGTTCGCCGGGGTCGCCACGTATCTAGCCGCGGGCGGGCAGTGATGACATGGCCGCTAGTAGTTGCGAACCCGTGGCCGCTGGCGTCGATTATGGCGCTAGCGGTTGCGGTTCTATGGTGGACACGTTGAACGGGTCGCCGTTCTATCGGTTGGCGGTGCGGGTGGTGGCGGCGGAATATGGCCGCCACCTTCCCGCGTTGCTGGCAGAATGGAACGCCGCCGGGCTATCGCTACGGGCTATCGTGGCAGAGCTGGAACGTCGCTACGGAATTGAGGTGACGCACCAGACCATCTCGGCGTGGCTCCGCTACCCTGACTCATAACTCCGCTACCCTGACTCCGCTACCCCGGCTCAGCCCCTCGCCTTGTGCGGGGGGTTCAGTCTTGCTAAGCGAAGGTCAGATTTGGTCTAAGGCCATGTGCAGCAGCCCTAACTTGCCGTGTGGGGACATGCCAGGGGCGTTCATAATGCTGTAGG